AAATACTCTTGCAATTTCATTTACTATCTGTTCACGTGCTTTTATAAGTTCGTCCCCTGCCGAAGCTGATATAGCTTTCCATTTAAGTCCACCTGTAAGAACTGCTGGTTTTCTATTTCTTGAATGATTGTTTAACCAAGTTTCTTTTAGTACATTAGCTTGTTCAGCTGTAAGTTCTCTATCTGTTTCTAAAACAGAACTTGGTGTACCACCTTGACCATAAAACTGTGCTATGTGTCTTTCCATTGCTAATGCAAGTCCATAAGTATTTCCATTTACTCTTAGTGGACTAACACCAACAAGTTGTCCGGGATATGAATACCAAGTGAAATGTAGCATATTGTTTTGTGTAATCTTGCGTTCATCTTTGCCATTAGCGTTTGTTATAAAATAACATTTTTCGCCATACTGCATTTCTACTTTAATTTTATCTGGGTGTACTGGTGTTAACGCTACTGGTCTGTTTTGTCTATCTCTATCTACTAAAACAAATGCGTTTCCGTGCATTGCCATTGATGTAATGATTTCGTGCATTACTTGAAAGATTGTTTGGTTTACATTTGGTGTTTCCAAAAACTTTGGTTTATCTGTAAATATTGTCTTTGCACTATCATATCTAAGTGTTTTAACTGGTAATAACGCAATACTATCAGCTAATAATGAAATAGCACTAAATACTGTTGAAATACCTAATGCTGATATTTCATTTACTTTTTCCCCGGTGTAGTTATAAAGACCACCCTCACGTAGTGCTAATAAATCGGTTAGGTTGCCTAAAGCTGCGTCCCTGTTTTCTGCTCTTTTGAATAAACTCATCTAACTGTTAAATAACTTCCTAATATCATAAACGCACCTGCCACTATGTAAGCAAGTGATGTATTTAATGTATATACACCATAAATTATAAGACCTGCACCGACTACTTCAAGCATTGTTGTTATATAGTTAATCATAAGTTTATAATAGCAACTTCTGGTTCATCATCTAGTGGATCGGGTGCAGTAATTCTATCTAACATCATTACCATTGCAATACAGCTATCAATCTTTCTTTTTGATCTACCTTTAGATAATCGCCAACCCATATCGGTTGTTCGTTGTGCAGCTGACATAACTTGGTCTGTAAATGTTGGATCGCCATTATGTCTAACTTTATTGTTTGCAATCAAGTCATAAGCATTACCACACGCTGGTATCATTCTTGAATGTGTCTGTGGGAAGTTGACCATTGGTACACCTCTATCAAGCAATACTTGTGCTGAACGTTCAAAAAATGCTGGATCGTATGCTACTTCTTGTACTCTATACTTTTTCATTAGATCAACAACAAATGCTTCTATTTCTTGATAATCCATAAAGTTTTCATCTTGTGGTAGCCATATCTTTGCTTGTACATAAATTACATCATTTTCATCTTTTTGTCCGTACACTATGGCAACGCTATCGTGTCTAAGTGCCATATCAATACCAACAAATAAAGGTCTATCTGGACTAAGTGTTAACTCTGTATCTTCACACGCTAACCATTGTTCTATTTCAATCCAACTTTCCTCATCTGTTCTAGTCCATTGATTTAAGTGATAACGTTGAAATTCATTAATTGGTAATGATTTCATTCTACGTCTAAGGTTTTCTATTGGCCACCAATCATTAGGTATAGCTGGGTTTACTTTTTCCCAAATATCCTCATCTTTTGGATCATCTTCTTCATTTGCACCAATCCACTTAAAATAAAACTCTGGATCTTTTTGTTTACCTTTTTCTTTTAAAATACCACGTTGATACATACGACCTGCCATACTATCTAAATCGTGACCTGCTGTTGTAATGTTTAGCACTAAACCGTCTTTACGTTTTGCTGTGTTGTTTGATAATACGTAATGTACACGTTCTAGGTTAATATTGTTCCACTCGTGTATTTCATCAGCTATAAAACAACTATTACGCCCACCGTCTGCTGTTCCTGCTTTTGCTGCAACTCTAAATGCTCTACCCGGTGCGTTCTTCACTTGTATTTCGTTTTCAAACGTTTCAACCATATCTCGTAAAAAGATACTTTCAGTACACATAGTTTTCATAGTTCCAAATACTAAGTTTGCTTGTTCATAACTTGCAGCAGCTACGGCAACAAGTGGGGAAGTGACACCACTACCAAGTAATTCATACATTCCTATTGCAGCTGCTAAAGCTGTTTTACCATTACCTTTAGGTAAACCAACCAATGCTTCTCTATATTTTCTTTCGCCATTATCAGTTATTTCATATAGATCGTATATGATTGCTTTTTGCCAATCATCTAATTTAAAGGGTTCGCCGTAAAAATCGCCCTCGCCGTGTACACAAAACTTTTCAATAAATTTAACAACTCTTGCACCTCTTGTTTCTGGTAAGCTAATCATTCTTCCTCAAATTCTGTATCATAGTCATCAATAATACAATTACAATGCAAACTACACTTACAACATAAATTAACGTGTTTGATTTTTTTATTGGTCATTAGTACACATTTTGCAAATTATCTTGCTTCCGTCTGGATCATAAAACAAATCATAACATTGTTCACACATCAATATATATTCAACTGCACCTGCCATTATTCGCACCTTTCACATTTATACATACGACAATTAAAACACTTATTGTGATACCTTGCATAAAAATAACTACTGCAATTTTTACAAGGTTTCATATAGTCACTTTGTTTATTATCTACTATTCTTCTTCCTGTTCTAACATCTTCAATCTTGGATCAACTAATTCTTTTTCTTCATCATCTGTTAAAAGTTGTTGAAGCTGCTTAAATCCCATTTGTGCTTCCCCAAATGCTATTCCAAGTCTTTGTCTAGCTAATGGTGTTAATCCTAATTCTTGTTCTAATTTTAATACTTTTTCTTCTAATTTCAGCGTTAGCATAATTAATGGATTTATTGTAGGTTGTCCTTTTGATCCAACTGATAGTAAACCATTATTGCCCATATTCTGAATAGTACGATTAGCACGTTCAACTTCGTCATAATATTGAAATAAACGATAAAATGCCGGGAAGTCAACTCTTTGTGCTGTACTAGCTAATTCACTATCCCAATATTCTTTCCAGTAGTTGCGTGTCTTTGTTAACCACCTTGAATTAGGTTTTGGTGTTTCAAATGACTTACCACCCTGTATTACATTCAATGAATTATCCCTATGTCCTGTAAGTTTATCTTTTTGTTTTGGTAATCGTCCACGTTTAGCCATTTTGTACCTTGTATTAACAATCATACATAGATCAACTATGTAATAACATACTACTACATACACCTACATATCAACGTATTTAGAAAACAACAAACAATGCTAAATTTACTTAAATTTGGGTAGAAAAAAAGTGTGCTAACTACGTTGGGGTGGTGGGTACTTAGCCACAAAAAAAACTATCCCCCCATATACCCTGTAATATGCCTATTTTATAGGGTTTTAGCATATATACCAGTTTATACGCATTTTTACCTATGTGCAACGCCTTGGCGTGTTTTATGACACATTTGACACAATATACGCAAATTACTTATATGATGTGAACCACCTTTACTTACTGGTACTATGTGGTCAACTTGTAGCTTGTTAGTGCTTGTACCTGCTGTTTGACACCATACGCAGTATCTTTGTTGTGATCTGATTAGCTTTCTATTGCGTCTGTACTCTGTATCGTCGTATGCTCTACGTCCTTTTTTGTAATTCTTTTTATATACTTGCTTAGGTTTATGTGGTTCGCAGTAACTTGTATTAGCTTTACTTGGTGTGAATAACCTACGACACGTTAGACAAGGTCTTTGGTATTTGTTCATTAGTTAACTCATCATCTAGGTCATCTAGTATTACTTCATCTTTTATGTACATTTATGTCTACCAATATCTCTTTGCATAGTTCATAAGGTACTTTACTTCTTTCATAATTACCTTTTAATCCTTGTGTCCCGGTTACTGAACCCCTAGGTGCTGCAACGTGGCACGGCATACCGTTCTTACACATTGGTCTAGGTGTCCAATCTAAATTATGCCATAAATCAGTAGGTTTCATTCTAGTATCCCCATATTGACAATAAGTTACAGTATCTAATGTATAACTATCTAGTAAATTTAATTTACGCAACTTTCCTCTTGGATTTTCTATTACAAAATGTTTTGGTTGTAATGCAGTAATTATTTCTTTTGTTTTGTTTACTATTGCCATACCAGTAATTGCTTCTTTACTTTTTGGTGTATGATCTGCATTCCAATGCTTACCAATACTTGCAACGCTAAAGTAAGTACAAGGTGGACTTGCCCAGATAATGTCTGGTTGCCACGGTAGTTTGTTTAAATCAAATGCAAATATGTCTGTTACGTAATCTATATTTTCAAAATCTTTATAATCTGTTGTAAATGTATCGTAACCAAATTCTTTAGCTACGTTACTAAAACTGCAACTACCTGCAAATAATTCTAATACTTTCATAATTCTACGTTTAATCCTAGTTGTGCTTGTTTTATAACTTCTATTGCTTTATTTCCACAACCAATTAATAAGCTACCTGTACTACCTTGTTTTGCTTGTACGTTACCTTTGTAAAACGCTAATCTACCTTTTACAAAACATAATATATCTGCTTTGGTTGCATAATTATGAAACCAACGTGTATCAGTTCTTGCAAATACTAAAGCTATGCCGTTGCCGTGTTGTATTAATTTTTCTAGCCATAAACCAGTATCTTTACCATAAGGTGGATTACACCAAACAAATCCATACCAATCTTGTTTTAAACCGTCTAATTCTTCGTGGTAATGATTTTTTGCTGGTATCCACGGAACACCACCTTTAGGTGCTGCAACATCTAAATCAAATGTTGTATTTAAACTTTTAAATAATTCTGGTGGTGTGTACCACTCATTTGATTGAACTACGCCACCGGGATTTTCGTACCAAGTACCATTATCTTTTTGATCCATTACACTCCTTTGTTTAATCTAACTATACCTGTTTTTTTTGTTTTTCTTGCCATATTTCTAAATTCTTTCTTGTACACGCTTTACACCAACTTGTTTTACCACCTATGCCTTGTGGTCGTCTGCTAAATTCATCAGCTATCTTACGTTCCCAACACTTTGTACAACGCTTAGTTACTAATTGTCCGTGACTATCAAACTCTGGCATTGACTTGCTTGGCTTCTCACGATCTAGCAGCTTATCAGCTTGTTTATTGTTTTGTATCTTTATATGACAACTAACGCAAATATGTGATTTACCACCCCAATTTTCATTATCATTAGGATAACCTTTAGTCTTTCTGTTGCACCTTAGACAACGCTTACGTACTAATTCGCCGTGATAACTAAATTCTGCGTCAATAATATCTAATGTTGTATAGGTTTCTACTAATGTTTTATCCAGATTAGCTGGTGGTTTAGCTTTAAATCTACGTCTTACACGCTCTGGTACGGCATATACACCGTATTCATAATCATTGTTTAGTGCGTCTTGCAAACATTCTACGTTTACTGGACATTCACGGCAAACTATATGTGTTTCCCAGTACTGTTTATCTGTACTTTCCTCTGTACCGGGGAAGAACAAATGTGTTGGTAAGTTGTTGCAATTAGCCCTGTTATGCCATTCCATACATTAAGAATAGTTGAAATTACTAAGAGTATGGATTATTTAATTTATTTATTATATCTTTTGTTTCTTTTGTTACGTCAAAATCTAAATCTTCTAAAACCATACTGCTTTGTACTCTTATTTCTTCGTATAGGTTTGCAAACAAGTTCAGCATTTGTTCACGGCTTAAATCGTTTTCTACTTGAAATACTGTTTGTTGATAATCTACAAAATTGTTTATCTGTACGTCGTATGATCCAACAAAATTATAACGTATAGACATTCTTGTTTTGTCGCCGTTAGTCCAAGGTATTGTGAAGTTCATACCACCATAATGACCGTCTGGTGTGTTGTTTGGTTCTACTGGTTCTTTATCTTGCAACCACGATTGAAAGCCCATTACGTGCTTTAATAAATCTAATATATTGTCGTAGCCCTTGTTAGACATACACATACTCCAATTCTATATACAACATTATAGTATCTAGGTATTTATCCCATTATTTTTGATATAAAAAGAAAAAAGTTAGTTGGTATGTCTTGCTTTCACGTCTTTTAGTATTTATGCTGAGTTTCACAGGCCGTCTAGTTTAAGTACATTTGTGGTTTTTGCCACCAACTAACTCTCTTAATAAAATTATAACTATTTCTAATTAATATTCAAGTTATTTTTTTAAAACTTATAACCGTGTGCAATATCATCTATTGGTACGATTACACCTTTTGATTGTTTAAGATCGCCACCAACAACATTTCTATCGGTATCTAAATAACGCCTTGTAATGTTTTTTAATGTATCTGTTGGCAATATATACATCTGTAATAGTTGTTCATCACGTATTAAACATAATGCCCAAAAATCAGCTTCGGTTGCAGCAATGCCACTAGGTTGACCTTTATATTGATATTCTATAAATAGATTGCCTGTTTGTTCCCATAAATATCGTTCTGATTTAACTTCTATGTTTTTCCCGGTAAAAAACTGTGCTAACTGATCTTCTAGCTTTTGACCTTGTTTAAGCTGTATATCAAACTTTTTGTTATAGTTCATTCTGCCACTTTGTTATCCACTTGTCTGTATCTTCCCAACACCATTGACTACTACTAAATACTTTCCAGTAAGGGTTACGGCTATGTATATCTTCTACCAATATTGACGCAACCTTTATATTATATTTTGGCACAAATTGTGCGTAATTGTTGCCAATAGGATAATCCCAATGTGGTACATCATAGTTTTGTTTAACCCAACCATACGATCTAGGTATTATTTGAAATAATCCACTATCGTCATCTTCATAACGATATGCGTTAGCTTTACCACGACTTTCGCACCACATAACTTTTGTAGCTGTTTCAATGTTCTCTAGATCAAAATGTTCTACTAACAGCTGTGCATATTGCATACAACTATCTGGTACATAGTTTTCACAATCTTTTATATTTGTGAAGTCATCAACAGTAGGTGTAATACCAATAGCAAAATTATTAAGTATTAACGCCCAAGCTAATATGCAATTAGTTATCATTTAATGCTTCTTTTGCGTAACAATAATATTCATTAACAATTTCAATACCTATAAATTCTTTATTATGTTTTGCAGCTGCTATTCCTGTTGTACCTAAACCAGTAAACGGATCAAATATAACTTTTGAATTAGTTGCAAATGTTTTAATTATATAATCTGCTATTTCTTGTTTCATTACAGCTTTATGAAATTTTGGCATTTTAGAATTAACAGAACTTTTAATTATATTTTTAGTGTAAGTTTTGCTACTTTTTAATGATTTATCACTTAAAACTAAAAAAAATTCTAGTGCATTAGTAATTGACTTTCCACTAGCTGGTCATGGATT